AATATATACAAAGTTATGAAGAAAGCATCAGGTAAAAGTAATCTAGGCATCGTTAAAGATTACCTAGAAGGCAATCGTCCATTCGTACAAGTTGGCTACGATGCCAATTTGGAGAATAATAAACGCAAAGAAGGTGAAGAATGGGAGGATAGTCAAGGACGCAAATGGGTTTGGAAGAATAAAATCAAACGTAGAGTTTCAAAGCGTGCCACAATTATTAATGAACAACGTTGTAAAACGTGTAATATGGATGTTCGATGGGGCAATTATTTGGACGACCGAGTTTGGCCTAAAACTGGATATTGTTACGATTGTTTTATTAATTTTCAAACTGAGTTAAAATTGATGGGTATGTTTGATGTCTATAATGAACTGCAGGATTTAAAAAATGAACGTAGTATTTTAGAAGATTATAAGAAAAAGTTCGAAGAAAGTAAAAAGTTCTGTGAAGAAAATAAAGATAAAGATGTTACATTTCTTGAAGAAGATGGATCATTTGAAAAATGGGATGGCAATATAGATTACAATAAAATATTTGAAGATTTAATTAAAGATATAGGGGTTATTGATATACGATTAGATGAACTGATCCCTAAGATAAAAGAATACGAAGAAAAATATGAGTCAGCCAAATCTCAGAGAAATAATAAAACAAGAGTATAAAAAGTGTATAGAGGATCCTATATACTTTATGAAGAAGTATGTTAAGATTCAACATCCTATACGCGGCACAGTTGGATTCGAACTCTATCCATTCCAAGAAGACACTTTGCGAGAGTTTGTTGATAATCAGTTAAACATTGTTCTTAAAAGTCGTCAGATGGGCATCAGTACTCTTACAGCTGCTTATGGTTTGTGGTTAATGACATTTCACAACGACAAGAATATTCTTTGTATTAGTATTACACAAGAAACAGCAAAAGAAATTGTTACTAAGGTAAGATTTGCAAACGACAACCTTCCAAGTTGGCTGAAAGTTCCGTGTGTAGAAGATAATAGATTATCACTGCGATTAAAAAATGGATCACAAATCAAAGCAGTTTCATCCGCCGGCACAGCAGGTCGTTCATCTGCACTATCGTTACTGATCATTGACGAAGCTGCATTTATTGATGGTATTGAGGAAATTTGGTTGTCTTCTCAGTATACACTGTCTACTGGTGGTCGAGCTATTATATTGAGTACACCTAATGGCGTTGGTAACTTTTTCCATAAAACATGGGTTGAAGCAGAAGAAGGTAAGAACAATTTCAAGACTATTAGACTGCCATGGCATTTACACCCAGAAAGAGACCAATTTTGGAGAGATAAGCAAACCGAATTATCAGGAGTAAAAGGATCGGCTCAAGAATGTGACTGTGATTTTTCAACATCTGGTAATCAAGTTGTAAGTGTAGATGTTCTTGAATTTTATAGACAAACTTATATAAAAGATCCTATTGAAAAACGTGGTAATAATCAAGATATGTGGATTTGGGATTATCCTAATTATAGTAAAAACTATATATTGACCGCTGATTGTGCTAGAGGTGACGGCGGTGATTTCAGTGCTTTTCACGTTTTTGATATAGAATCAATGGAACAAGTAGCGGAGTATAAAGGTCAGTTAACCACGAAAGATTATGGAAATATGTTGGTTACTGTAGCCACCGAGTATAATAATGCTTTATTGGTGGTGGAAAATAATAATATAGGATGGGCAACATTACAACAAATTATTGACAGAGATTATCAAAATACATTTTATAGCGCAACTGATTTGACGGTGGTTGATGTAGAAAAAACATATTCCAATAAATTAAATTCAGCTGATAAAAAATTAATAGCTGGTTTTACAACAACTAGTAAAAACAGACCATTAATTATAAGTAATTTGGAATTATTTTTTAGACAAAAACAACTCATTGTAAAGTCTAAAAGACTATATGAAGAGTTGAATGTGTTTGTTTGGAATGGACCAAGAGCAGAAGCTATGAAGGGTTACAATGACGATTTAGTTATGTCAATTGGAATTGGATTGTGGGTACGTGAAACAGCATTGAAACTTAGAAATGAACAAATAGCTTATAACCGTGCAATCATTTCAAAAATATCAAAAGTCTCAAGTCAAATTTCGATTCCAAAGCAAGTAAGCGCGGTACCAGATCATCATAAAACTATGGATTTCACGGTAAATGACAAAAAAGAAAGTTTAACTTGGTTGATGTAAATACTTATATATTATAGATAAATCATATGTCAGATAAATCTTTTCAAGAATTACGGAGTCGGTCTTTATTCGCTCGTTTGAAGCGTTTGTTTTCAAACGACGTGATCGTTCGCAACATTGGTGGTAAAAAATTAAAAGTTATTGATACTGATGAAATTCAGTATGCTACAGATCGTAATAGTTTAAGAGACAGGTTTAATAGATTACGTACTACTTCGTATAATCAATATACTAGAGATTTTAATTTATCATATCAAAGCAGTCGTGTAGAATTGTTTAGAGATTATGATACAATGGATATGGACCCAATTCTATCATCTGCGTTGGACATTTATGCGGATGAATGTACAACCCGAAATGAAATGGGTGAAGTAATTCATATCAAATCTTCCAACGATGAAATTAAAAACATTTTGCACAATCTATTCTATGATATTCTGAACATAGAGTTTAATTTATGGAGTTGGTCACGGTGTATGGTTAAATATGGTGATTTTTATCTACGACTTCATATTAGCCCTGAATATGGTGTTTATTTGGTAGAACCATTGAGTACATATTATGTAACACGTGTAGAAAATGCACATTTGACCAATAAAAACTTTGTTAAATTTCAAGTCAATTTGCCATATGGAAACAAGATGGAGGATTTGGAGAACTATCAAATTGCTCATTTTAGATTATTGAGCGATAGTAACTTTCTCCCATATGGAAAAAGTACTTTAGAAGGCGCTCGACGTGTTTGGAAACAATTGAGTTTGATGGAAGACGCAATGTTAATTCATCGTATTATGCGTGCGCCTGAAAAACGCATTTTCAAAGTTGATATTGGTAATATTCCACCAAATGAAGTTGATAATCATATGCAACGTATTATGGACCAAATGAAAAAGGTACCATATTTGGATCAAGAAACCGGAGATTATAATTTAAGATTCAATCTACAAAACATGGTAGAGGACTTTTTCTTGCCTGTTCGTGGTAGTGATAGTGGAACCAGTATTGAAAATTTATCTGGATTAGAGTGGACTGGTACCGATGACATTGAGTATCTTCGTAATAAAATGATGGCAGCACTTAAGATACCCAAAGCATTTTTGGGATATGATGAATCATTGAGTGGTAAAGCTACATTAGCAGCTGAAGACATAAGATTTGCTAGAACAGTACAACGTATACAACGTATTATGGTTAGTGAATTGAATAAAATTGCAGTTATTCATTTATATAGCCAAGGATATAGAGACGAATCATTAGTAGATTTTACACTGGAATTAACTAATCCATCCACTATATTTGAAAAAGAAAAAATCGATGTATATAAGAGCAAAGTGGAACTTTGCAAAGATATGCAAGAACAAAAAGTATTTTCTAAGAAATGGATTTATGAAAATATCTTTGGTTTATCAGATCATGATATGATAACCCTACAAAAACAACTAATCGACGACGCTAAAGGAAATTATAGATTTAAGCAGATTGAAGAAGAAGGCAATGATCCAGCTCTATCCTTTTTAAATAAAAAAGATAAGGAGGGTGAAAGCGGCGGTGGTGGAGCTGAACCAGGTGGTATTGAGCCTGACGCTGAAGCTACTCCTGAAGGTGGAGATGAAAGTGGTAAAGAAACTGGAGCTGACGCTGGCGACAAAACATCGACACTGCCCAAATTATCAGAAAAACGTGATCAAACGGGTAGAAAAGACGCTAGTAAATATCCATTTGGCGAAGATCCATTAGGCACATTAGAAAACAATAGACGTAGTGATTTATCAGTATCACACAAATATAAAAATGGATCGCCATTGTCTGTGGAGTCTATTAAAGGATTGGCAGATTTGTTAAAAACGTTGGAACAAGAAAAAGAAAGTTTGATGGAAGGAAACAAAAATTCTTTCATGGACGAACAAAATATAAAAGAATAGTATAATTCCTATATATTTAACCACATCGATTATATTTATAAATAATAATAAATAATATGCACAAGAAAGCAAAACATTCAAAATTCAAGAATGCTGGAATATTGTTTGAACTACTCACTCGACAAATTACATCAGATATTCTAGCAGGAAAAGATGAATCATTTACTAAAAATTTAATGTTCAAGTACTTTCACGAAAGTAAAGAACTTGGAAAAGAGGTCCAACTTTATAATTTTATTTTACAACAAAAAAGTAAAGATGTATCTTCGGCCGAACGACTTTTGGGTGTTGTATTACAAACACGTTCTAAACTCGACGAACGTGAATTAAATAAACAAAAGTATAGTATCATCAAAGAAATCAAAGAAAAATATAACATTGATGATTTTTTAAAGAACAAAATCCCAAATTATAAGTTATATGCTTCCATTTATAAATTATTTGAAGACCAAGATAAAAGTGGGGTTAAGTTTGAAATTACCGAGTTAATAGAATCTAGAGAGTACATCGTTGAAAATTTGACAAAAGAAAAGAAGTCAGATCAAGAATCGATGGATGTTTATGGAAGTCAAACTGCAGACGTTAGATTGTTAGCATACAAGTTTTTAATTGAAAATTTCAATAGTAAATACAATGATTTATTACCAGATCAAAAGAAACTATTGAAGGAATATATTACCAATGTTTCAAATTCCAGTAAATTTACAAAGTATGTCAATGAAGAATACAAAAGAATCAGCTTGGTATTAAAAGACCGAGTAAAAAATGTTACATCTGAAGTAGTTAAAATTAAAATAAATGAAGTTATTAGTCAATTTTCTACTAAATCTTGTGCTGGTATAATTAAAGAAAATCAATTGACATCTTTATTGAATGCGTATGAATTAGTAGAAGAAATTAAAAAGATTGATGTCAAAAATGAAACAAAATCTTAAAGAAAAGATTAAACGAATTTTAACCAAGTTAAAGGTTAAAAATGAAGCTAGTACAACAGGTACAGGTGCGGTCGCGTCTGGTCCTGTTTCAGTTGGGGGTGATGCTGCTAGAACACCATTTGCATTTAGCCGCCGTGGACCAGGAAACATTAGAGCCGCAACACAATTAGGATATAAGTTAGCTAAAGTTATCAAAAGAAGTAATGGATATAAGTTGGAAAATCAAATGTACAGTGGTCCGGCTTACGCAACACCAGCACAATCAATTGAATTAGGCGATACATATACTGACGAAAATGGTTTGGTTCAACACAATGATCCTGATATGGATCCCAATTTAATTGGATATAAACAAGGTGCTTTACCTATGTATGAGAGATTTAATACTCTTAAATACGAACAAGAAGATAAACCAGTTGCTGCCCCACAACCTGCTCAACCTGCTCAACCTGCTCAACCTGCTCAACCTGCTCAACCTAAACAACCTGCTGCGGCGCCATCGGTAGATTTAAAAACATACGATGTTCTTCCTGACTTTACAGCATTTGATACAAAATTAAAAAGTTCGACTGAAGCATTAAAGAATAATCTTCAAAAGTCAATACAGGATAAAATTTTGGGTAAGAAGATTGTGGTTAGAGCTAGTAAAGGATACAAACAGCCTGAAACAGATTATACAATCAATGTAACAGGCGTTGCGATTGATTATTATTATGATAGATATGTCATCATAATTATTGGACGCGAGGAAAATAAACAAAAGGTGGCTAAATTCTTTGTTAAACCAGGATTTAAACTTAAAATTTTAGGCAATGCTGATAATTTGAAGCCAAAGGATCAATATCAAGTTGCTAAATCAAAAGCATTAGTT